CTCTACATCGACGGCTACGTCGCGCCCTACCGGACGGCGGCGACGAGGTTTTATCGTGGCGATCCGTTTGGCAACGAAGAGGACGGCCGGTCGCAGATCGTCATGACGGATGTCCGCGACACGACCCTGGCGATGCTGCCGGGATTGCTTCGGATCTTCACATCGTCGTCTGACGCGGTGACGTTCGACCCCAACACGGCCGACAAGGTCGAGATGGCGGAACAGCAGACCGACTACGTCAATCACCTGTTCTACCAGGACAACCCCGGCTTCACGATCCTCTACGACACGTTCAAGGACGCCCTGATCCGCAAAACCGGGATTATAAAATACTACTGGGACGAGACGGTCGACATCTACGAGATGGAGTTCACCAAGCTCACCGAAGGACAGATGCGTGTCCTGGAGAGCGAGGGCGAGATCCAGATCCTGGAGCGCCGCCGTTACCAGGATCCCGACTGGGAGGATCCTGCGCCGACCTCCGCAGGACCGGCGCAGCCCCCGGCGCCGACCAACGTCGTCGACATGCAGACGGGCCAGCCGCAGCCGCCGGTGTCGCCCTGGCTCTACGACACCCGTGTCCGGCGTTACCACCCCCGGAAAAAAGTCACCATCGAATGCGTGCCCTGCGAGGAGTTCATCTGTGCGCGTACCACACGGGATCTCGATAAGTCACCCTACCTCGGGCACCGCTCGATCAAGACCATCAGCGAGCTTGTCGCGATGGGCTACGACTACGACGAGATCGTCGACATCGCCAACATCGGCGACACCTTTGTCCTGAACTACGAAGCCCAGACCCGCAACCCGGCGATCAACGCCTTCCTCCAGACGCCGGACATCAACGATCCGACGGCGAAGAAAGTCACCTACGTCGAGCAGTGGATCCGGATTGATAAAGATGGCGATGGCTACGCCGAGCTTCGGAAAGTCTGCACCATCGGCAGCACCGTGATGCACGACGAGGTCGTCGATGAAGCTCCTTTCGGTATATTTTGCCCGGATCCTGAGCCTCACATGCTCATCGGAAACAGCGTTGCAGACCAAACCATGGACCTGCAGCTGCTCAAGTCCAACGTCATGCGCGGTGTCCTGGACAGCCTGGCGCAGAGTATTCATCCCCGGACAGCGGTCGTAGAGGGGCAAGTCAATCTCGACGATGTCCTAAACGTCGAGACTGGTGCGATCATCCGGATGCGCCAGCCGGGCATGGTTCAGCCGTTCGCCGAGCCGTTTGTCGGCCAGAACGCGATGCCCGTCATCGAATGGATCGACAACTTGCGCGCCGTACGTACCGGCATCATCCCGGCGACCGCCGGGTTGGATCCGGACGTGCTGCAATCGACGACCGCTAGCGCCGTGAACGCAGCCATCCAGGGCGCGCAGGAGCGCACCGAGATGACGGCGCGCATCTTTGCCGAGCAACTCAGGCGCGTCATGAAGGGCATCCTGAAGCTCGTCGTGCGCCACCAGGACAAGCCCAGGACACTGCGGTTGCGCGGCAAGTGGGTCGAGGCCGATCCCCGGATGTGGGACGCGACGCTCGACTGCAAGGTCAACGTCGCCCTCGGAAGAGGCGACGACAGCCGCCGGATCCAGTCCTTGATCATGATCGCCCAAAAACAGGAGCAGATCATCCAGCTGATGGGGCCGATGAACCCCTTAGCGGACGCGGCTCAATACAGGAATACACTGGCTAAAATCACGGAACTGATGGGCTACAAAGATGTCAACCAGTTCTGGAAGCCGATCGACATGGCGGCGCTGCAGCAGCAGATGGCAAGCGCGCCGCCCAAACCCGACCCGGGAATGGTTCTCGCCCAGGCACAGATGCTCAAGGCCCAGGGCGAGGTCGAGAACGACAAGATGAAGAACATGATCACGGCCAAGGAGGCCGAGCTTCAGCACGCCCGCGAGGTCGAGAAGACCAAGATCAACGCCCTCGTCCAGATGCAGAGCATCGAGGCGCAGTGGGGTGCCCAGATGTCGGAGCGCGACCAGCAGGCCGAGACCGACCGCGCGCATCTGCTGGGCGACCTGCTGAAGCACTCGACGGCCGAGCAAAATCGTCTGGCGGCGGAGGCCCAGCAGCGCGACAGCGACGAGAAGCATCGCGGCCACGAGCGCGAACTGGGCGAATGGGACCGCGCCATGTCAATCCACGGTGCCGACCAGGACCGCCAGTCCCAGGATCAGCAGCACCAGCGCCAGCTGCAGTTCGATCTGGCGAAGCATCGCCTTAGCATAGACGCCCAACGTCAGATGAACACCGAGAAGACCGAGGCCGGCGAGCGCATGGCCAGGCAGAAGGCGGCGCAGCGGCCGAAGCCCAAGTGATGGCCGGTCTGCTCGACAGCCGGGAAGAGCTTGATGAATACCTCAGGCGCATGTTGTCGCCGCCCGAGCCGCAACAGTTCGACACCGGCAACGTGTTTCAGCCACTGCAGTTCAGCTCCGAGTACCAGGCCGCCGGTGGCCGCATGCCACAGAGCGTCACGCCCCAGGCCACCCTCAACCTGGGACCGCTGGCGCTGACCGGTGGCGCCCAGTTCCAGCAGCGCACGACCGACGAGGGCAACCCCTACACCAAGGTGACGCCGCTGTTCGGCGCCGGCATGAACGACATTCCCCTATTGGGTGGCAAGGCCGAGGCGGCGCTCAAGATCACGCCCGAGCAGGAGAAGCTGTTCACGGCGGCGTGGCGCAAGAAGCTTCACGACGATGCCCTGCTGTCGCTGACGCTGCAGCACATGCAGCCCTACGAGGGTCAGCCCAATACCCAGTTCGGCATCCGCTATCAGAGGAAGTTCTGATGCCTGACGTCCTGATCACCACCGAGGAGATCCGCGAGATCGAGGACATGCTGCGGTCAAGCGCGTTCACCAAGCTGCTGCAGGTTGCCGAGAACGACTACCAGCTGCAGTGGCAGGCGGCGGCGACCGTCGAGGATCGCGAGAAGATCTGGCACCACTTGAAGGCGCTGCAGCATCTCTACCAGCGGCTGCACGACCTGGTCGGCGGCTTCAAGGTCCAGCGCAAGGCGATGGAGGCCCGGGTGAAGCCTTCCGACGCCAGTTATCTCCGCCCACCCAATGGAATTGATCCCCTCCCATTTCAGGAGTAAAAAATGCCTCCGGAGACAGCGTCAGGCACCCCTTCCGCCCCTCAGCGGCAAGGAACCACGTTGGTAGATGCAGCGGCAGCTTTCGAGGGCCTCCTGGACGCCGAACAGGCCAAGCCAGCCTCGGACGAGACCCAGCCATCTCCTGATCCAGCCCAAGCCGAGGCCTTTCAAGGCAGCGACGAGGACCAAGCACAAGGCGAGGAGGCCACAGCCGACGGCGAGACCGGCGGGGAAGAGGCCGAAACGCCGACGGAACAAGAAGAACCTGCCGAGCAGCAGGTGTCGACGGCCCCGGTGTACACCGTTCGCGTGAACGGCAAGCCGCACCAGGTAAGCCTCGACGAGGCGCTCAAAGGCTATTCGAGGACCGCTGACTACAACGCGAAGACCATGTCCCTGGCGGAGGCCCGCAAGGCTTTCGAACAGGAACGAGCACAGTTATTGGCGGAAAGGCAGCAGTACGCGGCCCTCTTGCCGGCGCTTGTCACCCAGATCCAGGGCGACATGGGGCCGGAACCCGACTGGGACGCGCTCTACAAGGCCAATCCGCTGGACTATGTCCGGCAAAAGGATCTTTGGCGGGAGCGGCAGGATCGGATCGCGGCAGCGCAATACGAACAGCAACGCCTGCAACAGACCCAATTGTCGGAGACCGAGGCGACACGTCAGGAGCTGATGAAGAAGGGGCGTGAGTACCTTCAACAGCGGGTCCCGGCGTGGAACAAGGCGGAAATCTGGGAAGCCGATCGCGCCAAGCTGGTGAATTATGCCCGCAGCGCGAACTACACCGACCAGGAGATCGCCAACGCGCTCGACCCGCGCGCCATCCTGATGATGGACAAGGCGCGCCGCTACGACGAGCTGATGGGCCAGAAGCCCAAGCCCGTCCTCGGCAAGGGTCCGCGTCCCGCCCCGGCCGGCGCCGCCCCGAGCGGTGTCCAGCAGTCCGAAACGCTTCGCGCGCGTAATCGTCTCGCCAAGACCGGCCGCATCGAGGATGCAGCGGCTGTTTTTAGAGGCCTGCTTGGCTAGGGAGAGACGTTATGGCCCTGATCACCAACACCATGACCCGTTATGACGCCAGTCGTTCGGTTCGCGAAGACCTGAGTAATATCATCTATAACATCTCGCCCGTCGACTGCCCCGGCATGGCCAACTTCGGCCGGGACACCGCACGCCAGACGATGTTCGAGTGGCAGGTCGATACCCTCGCCGCTGCGGCGAACACCCCTGTCCTGGAAGGCGACGACATCTCGGGCTACACCGACCCGAGGTTGCCGACGACGCGCGTCAATAACTACACACAGATCAACCGTAAGGTTGTGACCGTGTCCGGCACGTTGGAGGCCGTCGATAAGGCCGGCATGAACAGCTACCTGGCCTACGAGTTGGCCAAAGCGGCTTCGGAAATGAAGCGCGACATGGAACTCGCGACCATGGGCAAGCAGGTCGGCAACGCCGGTAGTAACTCTGTCGCGCGTGCCACGGCGGGCATCGGCGCCTGGATCATCACCAACTATCAACCGGGTGCGACGGGTACTGCTCCTGTCATGTCCAGCGGCGGCGCCAACCTCAACGGTTATCCGGCCACCGCAGCGGTGCCCGGGACACCGCGAGCTTTGACGGAAGCCCTGTTCAAGACAGCCCAGCAGAACGTCTGGGTGCAGGGCGGCGACCCCAAGGTCGCCTTCGTCAACGCCTCGCAGAAGATCGCGATCAGCGGCTTCACGGGTATCGCCACCCGCTACCGCGATGTCCCGTCCGGACAGCAGGCCGAGATCATCGGCGCGGCCGACACCTACGTCGGCGATTTCGCCACGACGGCGATCATCGCGGACAGGTTCATGCCGACCGATTGTGTCTACGTCGGCGATCCCGAGTTCGCTGCTTTGGCTTATCTGCGTAACTTCCAGACAGAGGTTATGGCCAAAACCGCTGACGGCGAGAAGCGCATGATCCTCGCCGAGTGGGGCTTTAAGATGCGCCAGCAGCGGTCGTGGGCGATGATAGACGCACTAACTTAGTGGGCAATTCGTCGATGCACCGATAGTCTCTCCAGGGAAACCTGGAGAGACTGATGAAAACTTCGCCGGAAAAACGGGAATACATGCGTCGCTACTGGCGACGTGTCCGGAGGCAGCGGCTCAAACTGTACGCTGGCAAGCTATTCTCGGAATTGACGTTGAAAGAGCGCTTCATGCTCAACGTGCAGAAAGAACCGACAGGCTGCTGGGGCTGGCTAAGCCCTCTGAAGAACCGGCGCGCCCGGCACTACGGCAAGCTACGTGTCGGCAAGCTCTACGATCTGGCTCACCGTGTCAGCTATCGCCTGTTTGTCGGACGTATCCCAAAAGGAAAAGTCATCCGACACACCTGTGACAACACTAACTGCGTGAACCCGGATCATCTCATGTCCGGCAGCCATGCCGACAACATCAACGATCGCGACAAAAGAGGGCGCACGGCCTTTGGCGAGAGAAACGGCCGGGCAATCCTGACAGAAATCAAAGTGAGGAAAATCATGGGCTCGAAAGCCGATACCGCTACACTTGCGGCACGCTTTGGTGTGTCTCATTCGACAATCAACAGGGTGCGGCGAGGCAGTTCGTGGCTGTCTGTCGACGCCCTGACCTAGTTCTACCGGGGGCGCAGGACACGGGGACACGACAGCTTTAGCTGTCGTGTCCTGGTGTCTTGCGAAACAAGAGGACCAGGCCATGGCCAAGCGTTATCTGGACAGCGATCCCGTGTCCGGGACACGGCACTACGTCGACTACGACGAGAGCGACGATCGCCTGAGCTACATCACCGAGTACGACCCGTCGGAGTTGCTTCGGCATAATCACTTCGCGCGCACCGAGAACCCGCGCAGCACCCTGGGTCGCGACATGGTGTTCGTCGCGCGGATCCCCCTTAACGTGCTGCAGGATTTGCAGCGCCGGGGCATCTTCCAGGACAAGAAAGCCTACCTGAAGTGGCTGGAGGACAATCCTAAGTTCAAAACCTGGGACGGGAGATTGATCTAAATGGCGACGCCCGACCTCACCACCTACACCGGTTTGATCGAGGGCGCCCAGCAGTGGCTCAACCGCTACGACCTGGCCGACCAGGTGCCGGCGTTCATCCAGATGGCCGAGGCGCAGTTCAATCGCGAATTGCGTACTCGCGACATGATGGTCCGTTCCGAGGCGGTGTCCCAGATGGAGTTCCTGCCGGTGCCGGCGGACTTCCTCCAGGAATACTCGCTGACGTTCAACACGGTCGGCCGGACCGGCCTGCCGGAACTGACCTATGTCGGCAAGCTCGAAGCCGACCGCATGAAGTCCGAGCAATCGCTCGGCCAGGCGACCTACTACACAATCATCAACGGCGTGTTCGAGCTGATCCCGTCACCCAACGCCAACACCGACCTGATCCTGACCTACTACGCCAGGATCCCCCGCTTGGGCGAGATGGTCGGCACGCCGCCGGCGGCTCGCCAGACCAACTGGTTGAGCGTGAAGTCTCCCGACCTGTATCTGGCGGCGACCCTGCTGCAGGCCGCGCCCTACCTCAACGACGACAGCCGGACACAGGTCTGGGCGACGGCGCGCGGCGAGCTGATGAACCGGATCCTGCTGGAGGACGAGCGCGCCATGCGCTCGACCACGCAACTGACCTCTCGCGCGAGGGCCTTCTGATGCCCGACACCGTCACTTTCGACGACGTCATGATCAGCGAGCTGCCGGCGGCGTCGTCGCTGGCGGACACGGACGAGATCGAACTGAACCAAAGTGGCGTGTCCCGCAAGGGCACGCTCGGCCAGGTCAAGGCAACCATCGGGCCGGGACCGGCCGGACCGGCCGGGCCGGTTGGACCGGCTGGACCGGCTGGACCGGCCGGCGCCGACGGTGCGCCCGGCGCGCCCGGCGCTCAGGGACCCGCCGGCGCGACCGGCGCGACCGGCGCTCAGGGACCCGCCGGCGCGACCGGCGCCACGGGGCCGCCAGGCCCGGTGCCGGAAGCGCCCAACGACGGCCAGGCCTACGAGCGCAAGAGCCTCGGCTGGGTGGTTGCCACGGGCGGCGGCGGCCTGACGGCGGAGGATGTCGATGACCGGGTGGCCGCCCTGCTGCAAGCCGGCACCAACGTCACCCTGAACTACAACGACGTCGCCAACACGCTGACCATCAACGCCTCGGGCGGCGGCGGCAGCGGCACGGTGCAGAGCGTCTCGGTCGCTTCGGCTAATGGCTTCACCGGCACGGTTGCAAACGCAACGACGACACCCGCCATCACCATGGCGACCAGCATCACCGGCCTGATCAAGGGCAACGGCACGGCGATCTCGGCAGCGGTGGCCGGCACCGACTACATGACGCCGGCCAACGTGTCGTCGGCCTACCAGCCGCTCGACAGCGACCTGACGGCATTGGCTGGGCTCAATGCCACGGCCGGCCTGGTCGAGCAGACCGGCGCTGCCGCCTTCACCAAGCGTGCCCTCGGTGTCGCTGCAGGAACCTCGGTGCCGACACGGGCCGACGCCGACGCCCGCTACGCGCCGATCTCGGTGGTCGGCACGGTGACAAACGTGACGGGCACCGTGCCGGTCGTCTCGTCGGGCGGTGCCACGCCGGCGATCTCGATGCCGGCCGCCACGACCTCGGTGTCGGGACACCTGACGGCGGCCGACTGGAACACCTTCAACGGCAAGGCCCCGCCCGTCAGCATCGGCACGACGCCGCCCGGCTCGCCGGTCGCCGGCCAGCAGTGGTTTTATACCGACGCCGTCGCGGGCGGCGGCCAGATGTTCGTCTACTACAACGACGGCAACACCTCGCAGTGGGTGCCGGTGGCACCTGGAGGCGGCAGCAGTACCATCCTGCAGACGGTGAGCACGCAGACCGGCGCGATGGCGACCGGCACCACGGTCATGCCTTACGACGACACCATCCCGCAGATCACCGAGGGCAACGAGTACATGACGCTGGCGATCACGCCGCGCAGTGCTACGTCGAAGCTGATCATCGAAGTTATGTGGAACGGCGGTGCCAGCTCGACGAACCCTCAATTGACGGTCGCTTTATTT